TCCGGCACCGCACGATCCGATCAAAAGGCTGCCTGTCGAACAAGACCGCGCTCGCCATGGTCTTCAAGCTTGTCGAGGGCGCCCAGAAAAGTTGGCGCCGGATCGACGGCCACAATCAGTTGCCAAAACTGATCCTGGGTGTGAAGTTCACCGACGGGATCGAGGTCATCGGCAATTCTGCCGTGTATCAAGCCCAAACCGCCGCCTGATCCTTCAGGCCGTCACCAAAATTCGGCGATAGCTCGAGAGCCAGAAAAGTTGGTCTCACCGAGCAGCAGTGCGTATTTGGCAGCATCCCTTGACGATTGATCGCCGTACGCCCCCAGCGAAATGGATCTCGAGCGGAGCGCCCGCCCGAGAAGCGCTCTCGTAGCACCGGCCAGAAAGCGTCGCGAGATAACAATTGAGCATGGGCGGATATCGGGCTTCGGCGTACCTCATTCGTAAGATCAGTTCGCGATACCGATCGCCTTCACTCTCGCCTTCGTTGTCAAACGCGGATTTGGTTTCCGGCATGTGATTGAAGCAATGGTTCCGGTCACGGTGGGTTTTCCTGATTAGGCGGCGTATCAGAGACGGCCGGGCGGGCTCGATCGGGTCCGCCAACGTTCGAGCCCTAGATTAGCAACTATTCGGACGCAACTATTTTGCCCTGGCAGACTATTGTCGGTGATGCCGCGACAAATTTTTTACTTACTCGGGTATACCGGATTTCTGCTGCCTCCCTTCTTAGCTGAGCAATTCCATACTCCACAATGGCCGAACAACGCAATGGCATTATCCAGAAAAGAGTGGCTTCGGGCGCCCAATGGAGCGGGACTGGGGGGTCACCAGCAGCGACGCTGGCCTGAATAGGAGAACCCACCATGCGAATCTATCTCATCGGCAATGACGCAGTCACCCTCTGCCGCGAGCCCCCGGCAGCAGTGAATGAGGGCGAAATTGTCGTCACCTCGAAGGAGGAACTGCATGCAGCCGCGATTAGCCGCAAACGGCTCTTGGCACTGTGGAACGCTCTGCCCAGTGTCGAGAAGCGCAGGAAGGTCGGTGTCCGGGAAGCAATGATTAACGAATTGTGGGCGGCGATCGAAATGCTGCCAGACCCGGAGCCGCGCCCCGACCCGAAGCACCCCTCAAAGCAGGATGTCGTGATTGCAATGCTGCGCCTGCCCGAGGGCGCAACGGTCGTCGAGGTGGCGAGCGTGACCGGCTGGCAGCGTCATACCGTTCGCGGCTTCTTCTCGGGAACCTTGAAAAAAAAGCTCGGGCTCACCCTCGCCGCGGCGCAGGAGGAGCGTGGCCGGGTCTACCGCATCGTCGAGAGCTGCGCATGACTGCGATTACGCAGCACCAGGAGACGAGTTCGAGCCAGAGAAGGAGGAAAATCTGATGGAGGAGCAGGTTGAGCATCTCGCCGCGCCACCATCGGACGGCGCGGCTGCGATTTTGGCCTTGATTGAAAAGGTGGCGCTTGATCCCGGCGCCGACGCTACAAAGCTCGAACGCATCGTCGCAACGTACGAGCGAGTGAAGGCGAAAGAGGCCGAGCTTGCATTCAACGCGGCAAAGGGCCGGATCCTGAAGCAGCTCGCCGGCATCAAACTCGTGAAGAACCGGCCCGCGCTCTATGAAATCGAGAAAGGAAAGCCTGAGAAAGGCACCTATGAAGTCTTCAAATACGCCCCGCTGGAGGAGATAGACAAACATCTGCGCCCGCTTTTGTTGGCGGAGGAGATGGATCTCTCCTATTCCGACGAACCGCGGGAGCACGGCTGGATCCTGATCCGCGGCCGTCTAAAGCACCTGCCGGGCGGCCATTTCGAAGATTCATTTATGGCCGCTCCGTTGGACACCTCGGGCCGCAAGTCGAGCGTCCAGGGTGTAGGGAGCACAAATTCTTACCTGCGCCGTTATATCGCCTGCAATATTTTCAACATCGTCGTCATAGGCGATGATGACGACGGAAATGGAGGCACCATAGACGAGGATCAGATCAACACGCTTCTTGATTTGATCGAAAAGGCAAGAGCCGGGCCGAAGTTTCTGAAATACATGCGGGCGAAGAGTATCCACGAAGCCGGTTCTCTCAAAGCCGCGGTCGCGACGATCGCCTCTCGCGACTATCGCAAGGCCATTACCACTCTCGAGGAGCAGATCGCCAAGACGGAGGCCAGTCATGCCAATCTTTCATGACGTGGCGCAATACTCGGAAGAATATGACCGCCTCAAGCTCGGGATCCCGACGAGCTCCAACTTTCACAAGATCATTACACCCCAGGGCAAGCCGTCGAAGCAGTGGCGTGAATACGCGTGCGTCCTGATCGCCGAGCGGATTCTGCAGCAGAAAATCGAATTTTATAATTCGCCGGCGATGGAGCGCGGTTTGATCGTCGAGGCCGAGGCGGCCGATTGGTATGAATTCGATCACGACGTAACAGTTCAGAGAATCGGTTTCATCACCGATGACGAGCACACGATGGGATGCAGTCCCGATCGCCTCGTCGGCGATGAGGGCTTACTGGAAATCAAGGCGCCCTTGCCACAGACCCAGGTCGGATACTGGATTTCCGGAGAACTCAGTGAACGCTTCCGGCCTCAGTTACAGGGACAGCTTTACATAACCCGGCGTCGGTGGGTGGATATCCTGTGCTGGCATGACGTGTTGCCGAAATTGATCATGCGGGTTGAGCCAGATGACAAGTTCCTCAACGCCCTCGACCGCGAACTTCGTATCTTCAACCACTTCGTTGAAGGAGTGATGGAGAAGGTCCGCGCGACGCATGAACTACCGATCCCGCCAAGCAGATTGGCGCTGAAGGCAGCTTTGCGCGCAAGCTTGGAAATCGCCCCATGAATCGACGGCTTTTTCTTGGTTTATACAGATGACTACACCCCGCATTCCGCGTTTGGTCGCGCGTCCCAGGCCCAAACCTGGCCTCCGGAGGCGCGCCGAGCACTTAGCCTTTATCAGACAGCTTCCCTGTGTTGCCTGCGGCAAGGCAGCTCCCTCGGAGGCCGCCCACGTGCGGTCCGGATCCGACGGCGCGGCAGGAACGAAGCCGTCCGATCGCTATTCCGTGCCGCTCTGCAGCAGCTGTCATGCGCTGCAACACCAATTCGGGGAACTGACATTCTGGAGTGTTCTGCGCATCGATCCGCTCAACGTGGCTTTCCGCATGTGGACGGTATCGGGTGATATCAAGGCAGGCGAGAGGATCGTCTTCCGGGCGCGACAGCGGATTGACTTGATGAAAACTGCTGCGCAATGAACCCGCCGAATGAACGCGATACGCCTCTAGGCCTAACAGGGTGCTGAAAAAGGGTGGCGAAATTTGCGCATTGTGATCCCTTGGGATGGGGCAAGGGGGTGACGATGCGCGGCAACGATACGATTTGCGGCAGTCTTTTCAACTACATAGATCTTGAGAAGCGGATCCGGGCGGATCACCGCTGCGGGTGATTCGCGCGATTGCCAATGCCGCGCTCAAATCGCTGTGCGGCGCGTTTCAAAAGCTCTATTCGCCGCTCGGCCGCGAGTCGATCCCGCCGGAGCGGCTGCTGCGCGCATTGCTGCTGCAAGCGTTCTATTCGATCCGCTCGGAGCGGCAGCTGGTCGAGCGGATCGACCATGATCTGTTGTTCCGCTGGTTTGTCGGGCTGGGGATCGAGGACCCGGTATGGGATGCCACGACGTTCACCAAGAACCGCGACCGGCTGCTGGAGGGCGATGTGGCGGCGCAGTTTCTCGCCGCGGTGCTGGCGCAGGACAAGGTCAAGGCGTTGTTGTCGAACGAGCATTTCTCGGTCGACGGCACATTGCTCGAAGCCTGGGCGAGCCTGAAAAGCTTTCGGCCCAAGGACGGCTCGGGCGAGCCTCCCGACCCGGGCCGCAATGGCGAGCGGGACTTTCACGGCGAGCGGCGGCGCAACGACACCCACGGCTCGACGACCGATCCCGAGGCCCGCTTGTTTCGCAAAGGACCGGGCAAGGAAGCGCGGCTTTGCTTCATGGGCCATGCGCTGATGGAGAACCGCAATGGTCTGATTGTCGGCGCGGTGACCACAACCGCTTCCGGCTACGCCGAGCGGGAAGCGGCGCTGGCCTTGATCGAGCCCCACGGCATGACCCCGCAACCGGTCACGCTCGGCGCCGACAAGGGCTATGACAGCGCCGATTTCGTGATGCAGCTGCAGGACAAGGCGATTACCCCGCATGTGGCACAGAACACCAATGGACGCCGCTCGGCGGTCGATGACCGCATCACCCGTCATCCCGGCTATGCGATCTCGCAGCGCATCCGCAAACGCGTCGAGGAGGCCTTCGGCTGGGCCAAGACGGTGGCCGGCTTGCGCAAGATGCGGCATCGCGGAGTGCTCAAGGTCGATTGGCAGTTCACACTTGCGATGGCCGCCTATGACCTCGTCCGCCTGCCCAAATTGCTTGCCAAGGCTGTTCAATGAGGCGGCACACATATCAAACCGTGTACTGCTGTTCCGCCCGCGCCCAGTGCCACCCATCACAAAACCTGTCCACCACTGCAATGCCGACCATCCCGAAGCCAGAACGCGCCAAAATCGATATTTTTTCAGCACCCTGCTAGTCTTACTACGTCAGTAAT